GCTATCGACTTTTAATGTACTCATTGTGCGATCTCCTGTAAAATTAGATTGTTAGTAGGGTTACTAGGAGTAGGAACATGAACATCAAATATAATAACAGAGCCACTATTTGCTGGTTTTGCGTAGATACTGTAAGTAACTGTACTTGTACTATTAGGTTCATCAATAAACTGATGAGAGAGATGACATCTATCACCATGTTCATCACCATTATAACTGAGATGATTATCTATTGTTTGTATAAAACTTCCATTTCTATAAATCATAAAAGCTATGCTATTGGCATTACTTACAGAGGCTATCCCACATATGTTAACGTAACCAACAATTTTACTATTAGAAAATTTAGGTGTTATAGTTGTCTCAAAGTTACCGACACCGTCATTAACAATTACAGTTGAGGTAGAAGAAAGAACCGTAGAAGAGGTCCTTACTCGACTTAATGCTTGAACCTGTATAACATGCCCTGCCGCATGAAGTGTTTGACCACTTGGTATTATCACCTTGTTTGCATTAGACCCAGATGTTGGCCCTATTAAGTTTTCGACTTGTAATGTACTCATCTATATCACCGTTAAGTTTCCATTGACTGTCAGAGTAATACCCGATGCCACAGTAAGTGGCCCTGTAGCACTAGCATTTTCATCTGCATCAATAGTTGTGTTTGTGTTTAACTCTTGTTCATTAACTCGAAATATATCACCTGCTCGTGAGCCGACTGTTCCGTTGTCACCCTTGAACATGCCACCACCAGATACGTTGGCTACTTCAAATGTGGTGTAGGCTACAACATCAAGTATATCACCTGTTGCTGCACCTGTTGTTAATATAACATCCGATCCATTTGATGCAGTATAGTCTAACCCATTGTTTAAGAATATACCATTAAGGTAAACGTCTAGAAATTGAGGAGTATAACCACCTGTAGCAAATGAAGTCTGTCCTGATGTTGCTGTAATGCTATCTCTTGTTTGAGTAGCCTGTGGTACTGGTTGTACCCCTATATATCCTGACATTTAAGTCTCCTTGTTGTTTGTATTGTTAGCCTAATAGGTAGCCGTTAAAGCCATTCCAATATCCGCCAGCACCGTAAAGACCGTCGGCTGTAACATTGCTGTAAAAACTTACATAGGCGGTATCATTAGCTGATAAATCAGCAACTAAATAAGTAGCAAATGGTCTAGCCCCACCTGTCGTGGTTGATGCAGGATTTGAAATGTTTTTAGCAACACCATTAATGTGTATTGCTAATTGCTTGTCGCCGTTTTGGTTATACAGAGACATCCCATTAGCCATAAATAAATAACGACCATCTATTGGGGCTGTAAAAATTCCATTAGAAGAGTTATAGTGACCGCCTATATTATGTTCAACTGTGTTAAAAACAACTGTAACCCGACTGCTATTACCATATACATGACCTGCTTCTCGCACAGCGTGAAATGATGGCTGAGATGGCGTTGTGACACGGCCTGATGCGTCTATTTTCATACGTTGTGAACCAGCGGTAGTAAATGCAAGAGCGTCAGTACCCGCCCTATACATACCTGTGTTTGGGTCATCTTTAAAAGAATATGTTGCGTATGCTGGACTACCCGCTGTGCCGTTAGCACCATTAATATTGTATGTACCCGATATTGTGTTTGTAATATCACCAGCCGTATGCGCGGTACTACCTGTTACTGCTATGCCTGTTGATGTTGTGGCTAGTTTGACAGAGTTGTCGTAATACAAACGACATAAGTTGTCGTCATGAAAACTTGCTATAGTTTCTGCACCATCTGAAGATTGCATAATGATTGCATTACTAGCTCGTAAATATAAATTACCAGTTCCAGCATCATCAATATAACTATTAGACCCATCGTGGTAAACCTGTAGGTCATCGCCAGCACCAAACTTAGCTTTGTTATTATCGCCTAATGACAAGTCGCCTGTCATGCTGTCACCAGATGTGCTTACTGCACCAGACACTTGAAAATCCGCTTGAGATATAACAACTACATTGTCGCCACTTTGTGCGGCTACAGTAAGAGTAATTGTAGTACCATTCGTAGCTGTATAGTCTGTGCCATCTACTAAGCGTACACCATTTTGGAATACGTGAACCTTACCTACTGTGTAGTTCAAACCAGTAAGGCTTGTTGTTGCACTAGTTATGGTAAAGGTCTTTTTATTTTCAGCACCTGATGAAACGACAGAAGCCGCTGAACCTATATATCCTGCCATTTTACTATTCTCCTATTAAGGTGTTTCGCTTGCTTCTGCTTCAGCGTTTACTTGTGCGGCTGTCTTAGCCCAGCCTCTTGTGAAAGCATCTGCTACGATTAACTCTCTTGTTGCTGGTATAGCTACGCCTTCATCTAATGCACGATTGGTATACATTGAGATGATTTCATCGTTAGCTATTCTGGCTCTATTAGTAAGCGCATTGTCAGCCCAATCTTGTGGGTCTGCGGCGGCATACTGTAGGCCTTTGTATTGTGTGTCTGTTAAAGTAATTGTTATGTTTGGCATAGTTGCCTCCTTGTTGTTTGTATTGTTAACCTAGTAGGTAGCCTGACCATGAGTGCCAATCATTGCCGTGATAGTCTACGGCGACTGCTCCATTGAACACTTCAATGTAGTCATTTGCGCTTAAATCAAAGATATGTTGCATATAGACTGTGTTCCAAAGTGTACCCGAATTGAAGGAGAAATGCACACGGCCACCTTGGTTAGTAGCTATGCCCCCATTTATATAAAACTCAGTCCATGCGTTTGAATAGCTACCTCTAACTATCTGTTGATATAGCATCACATATTTACCAGCTACAGGTGCTGTAAATCTACTATTACTAGGATCAAAAACCCCGCCGACATCATATATTTCCCTATTGTGGGTAACTTTTGTACTGGCGGCAATATTGTAAGATGAACCAGCATAATTTGCTTTGAAAGATGGCTGATACGGCTTTGTGACACGGCCAGATGTATCAATGTGCAGTCTATTTGCGTTATTTGCACGGAGACTAATATCAACTTCTGACAAAATAGTTAAACCGTGGGTAGGATTAGTATAAAACCCACCTCTCGCAGTGCTACCACGATAAGTCATAACTCCACTGGAAATATCTCCAGAGGATGGCCCCCAAATTTTATTGAAGAACCCACTTGTAGAGTTTGTCCAATTAACTTCATCAGACTTTAGGCCCATACGCTCATTGTTATTGAGGTGTACGGTTAAGGCATTGTCGCTATCTTTTAACCTAATTTCAGATATATCTGCACCCGCTTCTAATTTTACATTTACTTCGGAAGCGTCTGTGATGTGAAGCTGTCGATCTGGCGATTGTTCGTTTATGCCAACATTAGAGCCACTAACTGTTATAGAATCGGGTATGTTAATTAAGTCTGTTTGCTTACTCATTATGACTGCTCCAATACTGATAGTAAAACGTCAGCACTGGAAGCAGTATCAGAAGTTACTATAACTGTCTGTGTAGTTTTTATTACAATTTTACCATCAAGAACTGATAGTGCTGCTCCAGCAGGAATAGGTGTATCTTTTACAACATACACTCCTGCTACCTGAACGTCTATTTTTATTTGTGATGCAGTTACATTGGCTATGTTTAAACCAACTGTAGTTGCAGTTGTACCACTTGCTCCAGTATAAACTGTAACAGGGCTTGTTCCTATCGAAGAGGAACTTGTATAATTCGTTAATGTATTTGGCATGTTATTATCCTAAAGCTATGGCAAACACAATAGCCGCAGAGTCTACATCTATTTGAGCTGTGACTGCACTTGCGGCGGCATTTGTTGCACTGGTTGCGGCATTTGTTGCGCTTGTAGCGGCAGCAGTAGCGCTATTTGAAGAGTTAGTAGCTTGTGTAGTTGCGGTTGCTGCACTGTTACTAGCGTTAGTCGCTTGAGTAGAAGCGGTGCTAGCACTGTTACTAGCATTTGTTGCACTTGTAGCAGCATTAGTTGCTGATGTTGCAGCTGCATTTTGACTAGCTAAAGCGGCTGTAGCACTTGCGGCGGCTTGAGCATCCGGTGATTCCCAAGAAGATCCGTTATAAAATCTAACTTCACTTGCAGTTGAATTCCAATATACATCACCTGCAGTTAAAGCATCGCCATCATTATCTACTGTTGGATCTGAAGATTTAGAACCTAAGTATACGTCATCGAAGTTATCAAATATAGTTTGAACATTAGCTAAGCTTGTTGCCGCACTAGCTGCACTGTTAGCTGAGTTAGTTGCACTTGTAGCAGCATTAGTTGCTGATGTTGCAGCATTGGTTTCACTTGTTGATGCCGCACTAGCAGAGTTAGAAGCATTAGTTGCTTGTGTTGAAGCAGTTGAAGCACTACTTGCAGCAGCAGTGGCACTATTAGAAGCATTTGTTGCACTTGTAGCAGCATTAGTGGCTTGAGTTGTAGCTGTACTAGCGGAGCTAGCCGCATTGTTTGCTTGTGTTGTAGCTGTACTTGCACTATTAGCTGCTGCTGTAGCACTGTTAGCCGAGTTAGTTGCACTTGTAGCAGCATTAGTTTCACTTGTAGAAGCAGCGCTAGCTGAGTTAGAAGCATTTGTTGCTTGAGTTGAAGCAGTACTAGCACTTGCAGCTGCATTTGTTTCTGCTGTTTCAGCATTGGTTTCAGCTGTTTCAGCGTTAGTCTCTGCTGTTTCAGCATTAGTTTGAGCTGTTTGAGCTGCAGTAGCACTGTTACTAGCGTTAGTTGCCTGTGTTGTAGCAGTAGTTGCACTTGTAGCAGCATTAGTTGCACTTGTAGAAGCGGCACTAGCAGAGTTAGAAGCATTAGTTGCTTGTGTTGTAGCTGTGTTAGCTTGAGTTGTAGCTGTACTAGCGCTTGTAGAGGCATTAGTTTCTGAAGTAGAAGCGGCACTGGCACTGTTAGCGGATGCTGTAGCACTGTTAGCTGAATTAGTTGCTGAAGTAGCCGCATTTGTTTCTGCTGTTTCAGCGTTAGTTTCTGCTGTTTCAGCATTGGTTTCAGCTGTCTCAGCGTTAGTTTCTGCCAATTCTGCTGCTTGTTTAGCGGCAAGAGCAGTATCAATTAATAATTGTAATGCATTATCTATTGTAGAAACATCTACTGTTGAACTATCAAAACTACCACCATCATCACTATAGTTAATTTTATTTGATAAACTTTTAAAGCCCATATTATCCTCCTAGAGTAAGTTTGTTCCTGCGAAGGAAATGGCTATATTACCGCCTCGTGCTCGACGTGCAGTTTCTTCTCTGTTTAGCGCTTCAATTTGACCGCTAAATAGTGCTTGATATTTTTCTATTTCTGGATTATCATTAAGATAAATAAAGACTTGTTTTAATGCACCAAATAAAAGTATTCTTTCATTTTCATCTCTCAACCAATGAGGTGCTAAGTTACCTACCCAATAACTTGAATCAGCTGCTACTCTATTATTAAAATAAGTTTCTGTATTATTAGGAGCCGAAGCACTAGTATAACTAGTAGCAGTACCACCAATATCTAGTGTACCTAAACCTGATACCCAGTTATTAAATGTAGCGGCATATGTATCACTTAGTCCTTGTAGTCTTCTATAATAATGAACATCTACTTCATCACCACGTTTAAAATTACCGTGTAATTTGTAATCATTCCCAATTCTAGTATAGAAGTGAAAGTCTTTAGTTTGAGTAAAACCATCATTAAATGTACGGCTATCTACTTTTTCATTGTAAACTATACCTACATTTTTAGTTGCGGTATCTGAATTTCTTATGTATATAACTTCAGTCATATCATGGGGTGCAGTAATAGTTAAAACGTTACCTCCACCTTGAAAAGCACTAGGTCCTACATCTACAACTTCTGTAACTCCTGCAGCAGTGATCTCTTCTTGAGTACCATTAACTACATAAGTTCTTGTAAATTCTAATGGTGGCACACGTAAAGTTTTATAAGCCTCATCAGTTGCATAATTAAGGCACCGAGATACTACTGAGTTAGAAAGTACTGAAACATCTCGGTTAGCCCAGTCTCTAATTATTCCTGCGTTAGTTCCAGTATAATCACCTGAACCTATAAATTCTACGTATGTTGCCATAATAATCCTCTATGTCATAACTAGTAAATCTGGGTATTCTGTTCTTAACAGATATACCAATTTCTTTTTCATAGCAGGGTCATGCATAAACTCTGGATCTAGTATATCTAAGTTATGCTTAGTATTTAGTTCTAATACTATTACGTTTGGAATAGAGCACATCTTTTGATAGTGTGATTTTTTATTCCGACCTGCTTCTCTATCTCTTTTTACTTCGGCAATAGTTGTGCTGATGTCTCCTTCGACTCTCCACTTACTACCTCTGTTTCCATCAGTAACGATTTCTCCTGTGAGATCTCCTACTGCTGAACTATGTTTAAACTTTGCCATGCTGTTCCTCTCATGTATTATAGTGAGTCTAGTACCGTATGGAATCTACCATCGTTAGTTAGATTACCCACTTGTATTCTGTATACAGTTGTTGCGCTAGTACCTATTGCAATTATATTATGTGTAGATCCTGGTCTAGATAAGTAAACCTTAGTAACCTTACCTGTGCTAGGATCAACTTCTATGTGGTTCTCACCACCTAAACCGAAAGTAGCTTCTTGAGCTGCTCCAATTAAAGTTTCACCACTGATTACCAGAGCATTAGCATTTGCTATAATTTTAATTAACATTTATTACTCCTATTAGTAAAAGAGGACACCCTAAGGTGCCCCCTTTCCTAAATTTATGCGCCAATGTTAGCGATTACGCCCCAAGCGTTAGGGTTAGAACATTCAAGAGTTGTCTCTTCAACGAACATACCTACTGTTGAGTCACCATTTTGGCCTACGTCCACTTCATTCATTGGACGAAGAGTTGCCATTTTGAACCACATTGGATCGTATACAAGTGCGAAAGCATCTTGAATAGATACTGCGTCAGCGGATGTACCGCCAGTACCTGTTGCAGTTGCAGCAAGACCCATGATGTAGTTAGGCTCAACCATAACGTCACCGAAGTCTGACATATAAATGTCTACTGCTTGACGTAGTTTACCTGACTCATCGATGTTACGACGAACATTTGAACCTGAAGCATTTGCTTTAGTTGAGAATGTACGACGGTTCTTTGGAGAAAGCATAACTTTAGTAGCTTTACCACCTTCCTCATAGATTGTTTGCATGATAGAGTCGATGTGTGACAATTCAAGCTCACCTACGTTTGCACTTGTAGATTCTGTTGAGAAGTTGTTAGTACCGATGCCTGCTTCTGCTGCAGTAACACCTGCATTAGAAATACGAGCAGCTGTGTTTCCAGAGTCTGTTGATGCAACGTTTACAACGTTACTTGCCCAAGAGAATACGCCAGCCATAGTACCTGCAACTGATGCAGAACCTGGAGTAGATATGTTTAGTGAGTGAATTAAGTCAGCTTCAACATCACGGCGCATTTCTGTGCCACGCTTTTTCAACTGATATGCATACTCATCAGCAACACCAGTTTGATCTACAGCACGTTTTGTACCTGATACTGCAACTGTTTTTGCGTTGATTTGTGTATAGTTACCTAAACGTGAACGGTTACGATCTGCAGCTGCAAGAACTACACCACCGCCTGTACCGTGGTCACCACCAGTAGTAGTACGACCATCTGGAGTAACTGCATCGAAGTCTGCACCTTGTGCAACACGTGAGTTACCTGGAGCTTTAAGCTCGTCTGTTTGCCACTCGTGGTATATACCTGTAGCTTTTGTTTTGCCGATAGAAGACATGAAAGGAGTTTCATCTCGTGTAATCATTGAGATGAAGTTCGCTAAATCCTCTTTTTCAGAAACAGAAGCACTTGATGCTCCTGAAGGAAAGCGGTTGCCTACTGCGTCCGCTGCTTGTGTTGATGCACCTGAAGTGCCATAACGTCCTGTTGCCATTTTATTTTTACCTATATGTTATTAGCCGAATATTGGCTTATCGTGTTGGCGCAAACCTTTTCAAGAAAGCTATTTGATCTTCTTTCGAAGCATCATTTTTAAACGCTCTTGCTTTAGTCATTGCCGCCTGATCTTGTTTTTGTTTAGTCGGTGTCTTAGCCTTCTTAGCAGGCATCTTTTTGGCAGGAATCTTAGCACGCTTTTTAGCGCCACTTTTAATTCCTTGTTTTAGTCTACGAAACTCATCTACAAATTTAACAACATTAGGATCTGATACTACATCTAATAAGGCTTCCGGTAAACCTTCTTGTAATGCAAACTCTCTTATAGAGCTTTGAATATCCGAATTCCAATCAGGAATAACGTCTGTTATAGTATCGTTAAAATGCTTTACAGACTCTTCAAATTGTTGTTGTTGTAGACTTTGTTTTTGTTGAGAAACTTGTGTTGCAAGATTTTCTCTCTTACTACGGGCTTCCCAATAAGCAGACTGTGCTTTAGTTTGCTCCTGAAGTAACTCACCAATTTCATAAGTATCCCCCTCTTTCTGTGCTGCTGTGAGCTTTTGAGAGATATCGTGATACTTCTTCTGGTGTTCTGTTTCTTCAGTGTAAACTTCATTTGCAATAACACTTGCTAATGTTTCTAGTTCACCTAATTTTTGAGTACGCTCTTCGTCTAATGATTTACGAGCTTCCCCAATCTCACGACCTTGTTTACTAAGATGTTGTTTGGTTGCAGAACCAGCAATCCACTCTGATATAGGTAGAGTTACCTCCTCCCCGTCAATTTTGTGGGTTACCATAATGTCTTCTAAGTCATCTAGTGCATAAGTACTGACTTCGGTAGCCTCGGCATCTCCGTCTTCCTTCTCACTATCTTCCTCTTCTTCATTATCTGGTTCAACATCATCTTCATATTCGGCAGATTCTACAGGCTCTTCAAGGTCTTCTTCTGTTCCTGTGTCTTCTGAGTACTCAAGTTCAGGTTCGTGTTGAGATTCTTCTCTCGGAACTACGCCAGCTTCCTGGAGTATTTCTGATTTATTAAGAATGTCTGCGAGCATCTGATCTTCAGTACTGCTGTCAACAATGTTATCATCCGTCTGGGTAGAATTATTATTATCAGCCATCATTACTTACCTCCTGCTTAGTTGTATAAGGATTGTTTTTCCCAAAGTTAGGGTTTCCTCTTTTCTTTACGGGAGTATTCTCTTTCTGCAAATTTAATAAAGCGCTTCTGTATTCTACTAAGCCTCTTACAATGTTGGCATCGTTTCTAATACGAGCTGCTCCATTTAAATCTGCGGTGTGTTGGTTAATAAAGTAATCAATAGAATTCTCTATGTTGGTTATTACTGTATTAATTTGTTCGTTACTACTTTTAATCATTGCTATCCTCCTCACTTAACTTTTCCATAATAGGAATGTTACGACCTTTAGTTTCTATACTAATTAACTTTTCTTTAACGCTACCTAGCGCCATAGAACAAGCATATAAATGCTCTCTTGTTTTGGTCTCGTGAGGTTCTGTCTTTAACCACTCAACAAAGAAATCTACTAAGATATCTCCGTATGCTGAGTCGAAAAAACTGTTCCTTGTACTTGTTGAAAACTTAGCTTCCGCTAAAGCTATCTGTGATAATCTATCGGGATGCACCTTCTTGGTCATCCTCTTGTCACCTGCTTCTCTATATTTTTCCATAATTTACCTTGTTAACACATCATCCGTAAGGGTAGAGGTGTGGTTAAGAGAGGGGGCTATTGCCCGCCTCCCATTGCTTGTTGTAGTAATTGCACAGCTTGTGCTGGGTCTATACCCATTTGTTTCACCATATCGTCTAGTGAACCGCCTTCTTTTCCTGATGGTGCTGCTTCGATAGACTTAACTATCTCCATTGCCTTCATCATTATTTCATCCATATTTCCCGGAGTCGGGAGATGGTCTGGCGAAACTTCTGCCTTAATTGCCGCAGTCTTGAGACGAGCCCATTCTTGACCATGACGATCCAGTGCAATAGCCGTTTGCCTAATGTTATCTTGTAGAGCATTATCTGCTTGCACCTTAGTATAAACTGAGTTAGCTTCAGCTTGCTTAGCTTTAGATTCTTCAACACGAGCCGCAATCTCCTTGTTTTTCTTTTTCTCTTCTTCACTTACACTCATAGCCTTTTTAGCTTTCTCTAAAAATTCTTCAGTAGTATGATCTACAAGATACTGTTCTGGTTTAAGATCAAGAGTATTAACCAAGTCAAAAGCAATGTTAGCTACTGCGTCTGGCTTAATCATCATACCTTGTCCGGAGTCTTTAAGCATAGGTATTAACTGAGAGGCTAATAACATAAGCTTATCTCTTTTATTAGCATTAGAGTTTTCACCCAAATCTACATCGACTTCTAGTTCCATGTTCTTAGGTAAGCTCTTTAAATCTACATCAAGGATCGCTCCTCTTCTGTCAGACATAATACTTACTTCATCCATGTTGTCTTGAATAGTTTTGTAAACACCTTCACATAGTCTTTTAAATCCACCTTCAGCAAACTTTCTAGCTATATGTTGTATTCTCTTTTGGCTAGCAGACATAACTTGATTTAACTTCATTTCACTGTTACCTGAAACGTATAGTTCGTCGTTAAGTCCTTGTGCCGCTTTAGACATACCTGTAGCTTGTTCTTTGTGTACTTGCAAGTGTTGTAATAAAGGAACTGTACCTGCACTTATAGTGCTTGGTGGAAGATCTGAAACTGCACCTGCAGGATTACCGTTAGTAGGTATAATCTGTTTAGGTCTCATATTCTGTAAAGCAGAGAAGTCTACAACATTAGGATCTGCTAACTTAGGTGAGTAGTTACTTAAATAAGTATTCTCTACAAAACCACGTAGTATAGCAGTAGATGTAAGTGTAGTAGATCTAGTCATATCTGCAATAGATAAACCATAGAACTCATAAGGTATTTCAAATGGGCTTAATGAAGCTAGTGGAACGTAACTACAATCTTCTTCATGTAGTATAGTACTACCTGCTGTGATAATATGTTTAAGTTCTGCTATACCGTCACCATCACGGTCAACCTTAATCCAACACTCTGTTACAGCTACATTTCTGTTAGCTTCAAGCATGTCGTAAGTATCGTCTCCTGCACCAGACCAATATGTTTGTCCAGTAACACGTTTACGTACAGCTACATCTTCAGAGTAGTTAGAATGTTCTTCACCTGAACTAGGTAACTCAGACCAGTCAGATACTTCTTCTGCCATCTCAGGATACATTTTACGTATATCTGATCTAGACATTTCTATTTGAACACCTACAAAGTTTGCATCTTCAATAGAGCTTGCATCTCTTGATATAAGAAAGTTTTCCGGTGGAACATTTTCAATCTTAACTCTAGACATATCATAAGATCTTTTTAATCTTACATCTTCATAACTGTTAGTTGCTGGGTTAAAGTTTAACTCACCTACTACTTCTATATCTTTCTCTGATAACTTAAGGTCTAATGATTCTTCAGTAAGTGAATCATACTCTTCAAAGCTAGTAGAAATATCTTCTACAAAATCCCATCGGATAATAGAGTTTTTCCATAGTAAAGCAGACTTTACCCATGTATTCATTAATTCCCAACCATTATTCTTTTTAAATATGGTATAGTTAACTAAATCAGAAGCGTCATTTGCTGCTGCAATAGCGCTTGGTGAGGCTGTCCAAGATTTAAATTTAGCTAATCTGTTGTTGTTAAACATTAGTTCTGAGATAATGGCTAAGTAAGCTTCTATTGTTTCTGTAGTATCTGATGAAACAATTTTAGATACACCATTAGGACTAAGATGCCCTGCTGGTAATCCAGCGTATTCGTAAGTAGACTGTAATCTATCGTTAGCTAACTCAGAAGAGTTTAAAAAGTCTCCAGCAGAATTAGATACACCTGTATCAATTAAGTTTATTAGTTGGTCGTCAGTTACTTTTTCACGGTAACCACTCATATAATCGCCCATATAAGGCCTCCTATCAATCTAGCACCCATATGGGCATGTATTCTAGTACGGGGTTTTTGAACCAAAGGTACCCCGAAAACCTAAAGGACAGCATGAGGTTCAACTGTGTAGTCCGTCTTTACCCTCTTTTCGCCATTCTTCACGATGGGCACGGACAAGCTCTGGCTCCTTATGTTCTTTAACGTTATCACGTCCATAAGTAGCTGAATTCTTAGATTTCTTAGTAGGGTCCCAGACCTTACCATTCTTTTGTTTAACACCTTTTGAAGGTCTATAAATAGCCATTATTGTCCTCCTAAATCTTTTTTAAGTTGAGCTAGTTCTTCTAACTCTTCTACACTTAAGTCTGCACTAGTTTTCTCTGTATTAACAGTTTCCACTCTTGTTTTCTTAGGTGCTTTATATTCGCCTAGTTCTTTAGCTATCTTAAATGCTTCTTCACGATCACCTGCTTCCATTGCTTCATGCATTAGCAATTTCATTACATCCAAGGGATCTTGTGCAACAACATTAAGTGCTTCTAAAGTCTCAGCCATCTCAGCGGCTTTCTCTTTAATTCTAGCGTCACGTTCTTTCTTTAGTCTACGAGCCTCTGCTGAAGCCTTAACTCCTGCTGCCTGAAAGTTTTTTATTTTTTCTTGACCTTCTTCAGTAGCAGGATTAATCATGTGCTTAGCAAAGTTAGCTTGTCTTGGGTCTTTCATCATTCTAGCCCTAACGTCTTCTATCTGTTTGCTTGTTTTAGCCATTAAATCCAATCCTCATTATTAGTGTTGACAAAGTTCTTTTGTCTCCAATCGACTTTTTGATTTGATAATTTATCTATGTTAGTACGATAAGCTTCCCAGGTAATAGCTAATGCCATAACAGTATCGTCATGATGTCCTTGTAACGCTTCTGTTTTACCTGATGGTGTAGATATATATGTTTTCATTTCAGATAGTATTACTTTAGAAGGAATCCAAATGTCTTCTTCTTCTACAGCATTTTTTAACTGACCGATAACTCTAGGTTTACTTCCGTGTGTCATCCTGAATCCAGGAGTTTGACCTTCTTCTGAGCTTAACCTAGCTGCTTTCGTTTCATAATACATATTAACATAACTCATTTGTTTGAGTCTTTGTAATGTAGCTACACCCATACTATTAGATTCTACTGCTAACAGTGCGTTATTAAAATATCTACCTAGATAAAATAAATGTTCACCATATAAAGTAGGATCTACCGTATTATCTCTATACATAGCGCAGATGTGACCTTTAGTGTTCATAACTATAGCTGTACTATAATCTTGTTTAACACCAAGAGCAACATCAGCCCCTATAATATAATTGTCTTGCCAATCAGGTGGTATCCATATTTCTAGATTACCTCTAGGGCTGTCATCAAAAGAACCGAGATCATCATTATAGCCTCTCAATGCAATTGGTGGTGTAGGTTTAAATGAGTTTATTTTCTCTGAGTCAAATACTGATGCACCAGAAACCAAGAAGGCTTCTTCTGAATTAGCAGGATACTCTTGTCTAAACTTATCTACTCCACCTTCTACGATCTTTAATCGTCTCCAGTATATTTGTTCATCTGTTAAGTCATACTTTTCTTTATAATCTTTTTCTTCAAATGTTAATTCAAATCCTTCAGGTACTTCTCTTTTATATTCTATAGTTTTAAACCAAGGAATAAAGATAGCTATATAATCAGACTCACCTGCAGCTGCCGCTTGATACAACCTATAAAATTCACCTGATGCACCGTTAGCTGTTGACTCAATAATAACTTCAGTACCATCTGATTGTGATATACCTTGGAATAGCCCAGCAAGTATCTTAGCATCATGTTGCCAGAATGCAACTTCTGATCCATGTAATATAGTAGGTGTAGTACCTCTTCCAGCCTCTGGTGAACCAGCGGTATACAGACGGTATGATCCAACTGCATCCGAATCAGGGTATGCCGGCGTTTGAATTGAAATTTCTTTTGCGTTCGTTTTTTCTAACTTAGGTTGTAACCCTTTTTCCATATTCTTAATTAGATTTTTACTCATGCTAAACAAAGAATCAGAGGTAGCACTATCATGTGCCATCACAACAGATCTAGTGTGTTGTTGAAAGTAAGTCTTCCAGAATACTCTTCCAGCACAAAAGGTAGAGATACCTTGTTGTCTAGCTTTGAGTATTATAGCCCTAACTTTACCTGTTTCTTTTCTTTGTTTCTCTAAAGCTTCGTTAATAATAGATTGAGCCTCATTAAATTTAAATGGCACAAAACCTTTAGTAGCGTCTTTAGTAATAATTCTTATTTGTTCCTCAGAAAATTTTTCAAAGTCTTCAGAGTAATCTTTTAGATTTTTTCTTCTCTTTAACTCTCTAAGAGCTTCCAACTGAGCTCTTTCTTCTTTCATTTTGCTGTCCATAATTTTTCCTAATGGTAATAAACTATTTCTTCTTACCTACACATTTACCTGCTTTCTTACAAGCTGCTTTTGTTTTACACTTAGCACAATGTTTAAAAGCTTTTTTCTTTTTAATCATAGGAGTTTTTCTATTACATAACATTATTTCTTCCTTTTCTTCCCAGAGGGAGTAACAGACCACTTTATTGCTTTAGGCCCTGTTTTCTTTCTAGTCTCAGACTTCTTTACCTTAGAGGCTACAGCCTTGGGTCTGCAGGCAGGATAACTTTTACGCTTATCATTCTTACCTGATCGACCACAAGGTTTACCTGTCTTAACATCACGCCAATCTTCTTTAAACCATTTCTTAAGAGAAGCGCCTTTAGCTGTCTTTCTTACTGCCATATCACTTCCTCTTACTTTTACCGTAACTCTTAGCACCAACCTTGCGGCACTTAGCCATGTGTCCTGATCTGTATGCAGAATTCTTAGGCATAGCTCTGGCTACTTTTTTGTAGCAAGCATCTTTCTTGGTTTTCTTAACTGCCATGATTACCTCTTTGATTTAGCTCCTGAACATTTCCATCTCTTTCTACTTAAGTTTAATGGGCTGTTAGGATTCTTAGCTGCTGCCGGTGAACGTTTCTTTTGTCCAAGGGACCTCGCACAGTAAGCATCACCTTTTTTACTACTAGGTTGTACTCTTCTGCTACCATCTTTAGCTTTACCTGCCTGACCATAGCTAACTCGTTTACCTTTTGCAGTAACTTTTACTTTAGCTTTACCTTTATTCGGAGTTGCTGCCATAATATATCTCCTTTACTGTAATGGGTTCTCTACTAGTGAGTCATATGCGTTCCATATGTCATCTATTTCAGTTTGGTATTTGTCAAGCTTATCGCCCAGACTATCAGTGATCCCAGTCGATCTCTCAACCTGACTACGTAAGTCAAGCAACTCTTTCTGTTGCTCCAAGATTGTTTGCATTTGCGTGCTAATCGTTGACAACCTCGTATTAAGTCCACGTACATCATTGTCTGCCACCGCCTGTTCTATTGTTTGTATTCTAGAGCTTAACTCACCTGCTTTACTATCAAATGAGTTTGACTTATTTACAACTGTTTCAATACCTGATTCTACAGCATAGAACCTTTGAAGTGTATCATATCCATAATATATACCGCCACTAAGGGATCCTAGTATTGGCAGGGCGGCAGCAATGTACCACCCTTTAAATGTGAATCCACCTACTTTAACTTCTGTTTCTTCAATCATAATGTTTCCTACATGTTAGCGTTAGCAGAACCATTTTGCAGTATGTATGCACCAGCACCATAAACGTCATCAGCATCTTTCATATCTTCTGTAAGATAACCGTTCCAACCAGTTCCATAGCCTGAGTCACCCCAAGTTATAACAAACTCGTCTACGTTTTGTGTATAAGTTATTGCTGTGTATGTTCCTACTAATATATTGTTAGCACTTGCATAGTTATCAATACTTGTTGTAAGTTCTGTATTGTTAGCCGCCGACATAAAAGCACCCGCTTGTTGTGCATATTCAGCCACTGCATCAAGTGCATTGTTATAATCTTCTACTTCAGATGCATCTAAGCTATATTCATCTGTAGTAATCATTTCTTGTAAAGCTACTTGTTCTGGTTTTGTATCTGCTTCTGCAGCAGTATCTGCAACAGATGTAGCTGTCATTAATATAGATGTAGCATCAACTAACACATCAACTGCTAAAGTTAAGTTGTTCATAGCAGCTGTATGCTCTTGAATAAATAACTGGTTCGCATTTTCTGCAGTAGCATAGTCATGGTTCATAACCTGACTTCTAGCATTCTCATAAGCTACAAGCATTGCTTGAGTTACTTTGGCACCATCTAAAGCACCATCAACTATAACACCACCAACTTCCGCATAGCCTACAGCACCAATACCTAAGTTTAAAGATAGTTGTAATCTGTTATCTATAACGTTAATAGAGTTAATCAGCGATACTATCTTCTGATCCCCCGTCTGAGTGTAATCTGGTGGTGGGGGTGATTCTGCGAGTAGTCCTGAACCGTTCACTAAGAGAGCGAGTGTCCCCGCTGTTAATAGCAACTTTTGTTTCATTGATTTCATCTGTTAGATCCTCTCCAATCCTTAATAGGCTATCCCAAAAAGCCTTGTTATCTTCGTACCCTACTATAAATGCTGTAGGATTATCTCTGTATTTATCTACCGCCTTCTTGCCCATTAATAGTTTGCCTGTTACAACATCCATTATAGGGCAAGGAGTGGATGCTAATATCATTGCTTTAAATACATTTGGATCATCACAAATAACTGATATTGCAGATACTTGTAGACCTAAACCACCTATTTGTTGTGGTGTACCTAATAGCCTAGCATTCTTTCTTCTATTGCAGTATGGATCTTGTGTCATAGTTCCCTGGGAGTAACCAAATAAACTTACTTGTAATCCAGAGGTTGTAGGTAATAAACAACTATCATTACCTCCTCCACCCATAACAGTTGGAGCTATCGCAGACATAACGGGTGCAGGTTCTCCTGCTCCTGTTGCATTATTATTAGTTGTTTGATTAGTAGTAGCGTTATTACTATTTACATCTGAGTTTTCATAGTTATTACTGAAGTCACCATCTATATCATTCGATAGTAGTTGGCTCGGTAAGAACATCAGACATAGCAGGATCAGTTTTAAGCAGCTCAAGTGCTGCCCCCTGTTCCCCAATATTTGAAAGAGTCTCTGCATTTAAATTCCTCTGGCAATCTGCATCATCATCAATGCAAACAGAAGGGTATTCTAGTACTATAGAGCTACATGCTGATATTAAACTTGCTGCCAAGAATATACCTAGTAAAAAACATATATAAGATTTACGTGACATAGCTATTTATCTTCCTTCTTCATTTCTTCCATCATTAGTCTAATGGATTTTATATTTTCATCAATACGTGCTAGGGTTAAAGCTTGTGTTTGTACGATCTTTTCTAACCCTTCAATTCTAACTTCTTGTCTTAATATTTCTCGTGTATTGTTCTTAACGTTATTATCTAACGAAGAAATATACCACACTAAAGCTATGGTCTGACACACAATAGCTATCACTAAAGTAATAGGTACTGTTTTAGATAGATGCCATTCATCTTCTTTTTTACTCATTTAGCAAACCCCGCTCCAAAATATAATCCAACTATAGCTGATACAATGTGTGTATCTAGCGGAGTTATAACAAACCCCTGGGCTGACTGCCATACTATCTGACTCTCAGGCCCAAATAAGAAATTCCAAAAACCACCTTGTACCTCTGTATAACCTACAAAGACAGGTACTTCCGGATACCATACGGCTACCAACTTAGGTAACACAATAATAGATACAACAGCTGATAACGCTATTATCCTACGTGTCCAAGCAAAATGTTTATCTTTAGATCCATATTCTCTTGCAGAGTTAGTAGCGCCAATTAACAACTTTTGTTGTTCTGCTTTATTCTTACTGTTCTGTCCCCAGATAGACATAACTCCACCTAGTACAGTAGAGAATAACATAGTTATTAATTCTAATGGTAATCCAAACATAATCTATTCCTTCCTATAAAAAGTATTTAGATTATCACTACCTTGTGAATCTCTAACTTCTCTGTGAAAATCAATGACACCTCTTGCGATAGTATCAATATCCCCTCTACTAATTCCAATATCTCTTAATTCAGCATCAGTTAACTTGTGTAACTCCTGCATGGTAGCATTCATATTCTTACGTTTCCGTAGTACTTCTGCCCATCTACCTACCTTATTTTTTATCATACCCATTGTGCTGTCCTTATTATTTATTCTTAGTCTGTAATTAAACAAACTTATGTGTAAAAATCCTTTTAATAGGGGACTATAAAATACTGAAAAAATTTAAAATAATTTTTTGGGGTGAAGGTAATTTGGTTTTAATTTGGAAAAAGCTCTGGGGGATCTGGGTTT